TCGATCTCGGTCTGGCCGGTCCAGCCGTGCGCCTTGGTCCACAGCAGCACCGGCCCGAGGACGGCATAGATCACGTAGAGCCCGAGCCGGACGTTCTTTGGGATCGCGGTCAGCAGGTTCACTGCCCGTCACCACCAACGATGCGCAGGTCGGACAGGGCGGCCGCGACGGACTCCCGCACGGCCGCCTCGATGACGGCCGGGTCCGCGCCTTGGGACGCCGCAAGCGCCTTCACGGCCGCGGTGAGTGCTTCGAGCGTGGCTCGCAGGTAGTCGCCATCGGCTGAGTCGAAAACTCGTGCGTAGTCCCCGTTGGGCATGAAGCGCTCGGGGGTCGGCTTCCCCGGCTCATTGCCCATGATCCGGGTGTAGATGTTGGCTTGCTGAGCGTCGGTGAGTGCCATGAGAAAACCTCCGGGAATGTTGGGGGGTGGCTGGGTCGGCGGCACATATGACTGGCTGTCTGGGTGGTGCCTCTTGATGGAGTCGAGCAGCACATCCCACGGGTAGCCGGCGCCCGGGTCGGTGCGGTCCCTGGGCTGGATCTGCGCATGGGAGCAGATGCCGCGCACCGACGTGTCAGCGTTGAGAGCGCGTCGCACCTCGTCGTCTGTGAGGCGGCGCACTGACGACAGCGGGATGCCGTCCGCGACGATGGTCTGCGCGAGACGGTCGATGGATGCCTGACCTTCGGGGGTCATCCACGTCGAGCGGGGGAATGCGGCATACCCGGCCTGCTCGTAGCCGACGCTGATCCGGTTGGCGATGGTGGCGTGCCATGCTGCGCGACCGGGCGGGACGAAGCGGGCGACGGTGCCCGGGTCGGACATGCGATGCCACGACGCCTGAACCGTCGAGTCCGCACCCCAGAGCGACAGGGAGCGGGCGTACCCGGTCGACAGTGGACACTCTGCGGTGTGGATCACCCACAGTTGCTTGGTGGCTGTGCCGCTGTCCTTGCGTCCACCCGCGCCGGGGTAGGGGATGTCGACATAGGTGGGGATCTGGGGCGACCATTGGCCGTCGTCGGATCGACCGGCCCACTCGTCGGCCGCGGCCTTGATGGCATCCCAGTCGTCCTGCGACAGTTCGTGACCGAGAGCGACCGGCCAGTGGTCAGTCAGGTGCTGGTCTTCGCTCATGTCAGCCATGGTCTCATTTTTGGCCCTATTTGTCCCTGTATGCAGGGTGGGGTCAGGTCGTGGTGTCGGTGCCGTGCCGCGCGAGCCAGACCAGGGCCGGGTCGACACGGTCACCGCGCCACGTCTCCAGCCCGGACGTGATGTTGCCGAGGCCGATGATGTAGTCGAGCATGTCGATCAGCAGCGGCTTGAGGCTGTTGTTGCTCTCTGCTCGGCGGCTGCGACCTCTTCCGTCGTGTACGCGCGTACCAAGGTGGGAGGGGTCGTGGTCTCGTTCCAAACTTTGCGGGTGTCGTCGTCGTGGACGAGCCCGTCAGTGTCGATGTAGCGCCATGCCATGGTGGTCATCCGATCCGGTCGATGGTGAGGGCCGCCGCGATGAGGGGGTATGTGTTGCCCTCGGAGTAGATGAAGGTCCGCAGCTGGGTGCCCGCGGTGAAGGAGTCGACGCGCTGATAGGTGAGTACGTCGCGTGGTGCTACCCCGGATGCGCGCCACACGAAGTAGGGGCCGTCGGCGTTGCTGCCGTGGACGCCGATGCCGGCGGAGCGCGCCGTCATGTTGTCCTCGGCGCGGACGCGGGCGAGGATGAGGTAGCGTCCGGTGGCGGGGACGGTGTAGATGCCGGTGCCGGTGTCGAAGGTGCCGCCGCCGACATTGGCGCTGGGCGTGGCGGGACCGTAGGTGACGGTCACGAAACTGGAGGCCGCCAGGGTCGTGGGAGCCTCGTAGTGGTAGCCGATGGAGAACTGCACGGGATCGAAGCCGCCGGGGAGGGTGATGGTTCCTGCCGCGTCGTTGTAGGTGCCGCCCGCGCCTGCCACCATCGCGCCGATGATGTCCTGGGTGGCTTCGGTGTCGGGTGGGAACGTGCTCGGCTTGCCGGTGACGTCGGTCCACGTCGGCGTCCAGTCGCCGGCCTTCGCGGTCGTGCTCGTGGTGCCGATCGTCAGTGAGGACGTGCCGGCGCCGATGGCCGAGCGGGCGGCAGCGGCGTCGGCGGCGGTGAGCAGTGAACGACCGGTGGTGGTGGAGTCGGACACCTCAGACGCGGGGTGCGTGTGCGTGGTCGGGGTGCGCGCATCGGACAATCGGAAGTCGTTGCCCTGTGCCGCCGTGTCTGCCGTGGTGCCATAAGCGACAGACAGGGTGCGGTTCGCGGACAGGTCGCCTCCACCGTTGAGGCCGGTGCCGGCGATGACTTGGCGGGTCGGGAGCACTGCCGTGGACGAGATGGTGATCGTGTCGCCAGCGTCATTGACGGTGATCTGAATCCCAGACCCGGCGACCATTGCGGCGCCGCTGGCGATGGCGTCGAGGTGGTGATAGATCGCGGTGGCGATGTCCCGATAGCCGAGCGCAGAGGGGTGGGTGACGTCAGAGTAGAGCCGGGTGGAGCCCCAGGTCCCGTCGTGCGGCCCCCAGCGCTCCGTGATGTCGACAATGCCGCAGCCCTGCTCGTCGGCCACCTCCCGGGCAGCCTTCGTATAGGTCAGCCACGTCGCCCACGGCACGCCGGACGGTTGCGGCTGGATGACGATGATCGTCGCCGCCCAGATGCCCTTCATTCGCTGCGCCAGCGTCGTCAATCGCGTCTTGTAGGTCGCGACCGGGACGCCCAGTCCGGCGTCGTTGACGCCGAGCGACAGGAATGCGATACCGACAGCACTGGTCTCGCGGGCCGCGTGCGCCCACACGGACAGATGGTGAGTGGCCTGCCATGTGTCGGTGGTGGAACCGCTGAGCCCGGCGTTGTTGAGGGTGATGCCAGTTCCTGCGGTCCCGGCATAGACGGCGACGCACCATGCGACCGCGGTCGCGTGAGTGTTGCGGAGCACCATCGTGTGCGTCGCATTGGACAACGTGCCACTGGTCCATGTCGCCTGCGAAGAGGTCCCATTCGGCGTGATCGTCGTGACCACCGTGCCGTCGATGGTGACCTGAAGGTTCCCAGCCAGCGCTCCGACGAAGCCTGAGTTCGCATAGCGAACCTTCAGCGTCGTGGCGACAGGGGTCGTGATGGTGACGTAGTCTCCGGGCCGGATCTGGAGGATGCCCTCTGAGCCGGGGCCGGACGTCCCCGAGGTGTTGGTGAGCGTCCACTTGAGTGAGTCCGTGGCGGTCTGCTGGCCGTACTCGTACCACCGCCCCACGACCGGGCCGAGCAGAGTGGCGAGCCGGGCAGGCCATGACGTGTCGTAGCCGCCGCCACCGAGAGACGTGCCTGCTGTCTCGGAGTCGCCGACCGCCGTGATGAGGAGGTCCTGACCGGCGCGCAGTTGAGCCATCCGCAGAAGCGCGCCCGCGGTCGGCAGGTCGAGAAGCGCAGCGGCCGACGGCTCGCCACCACCACCTTCCGGAACGGAGGTGATGACGTAGGGGTCGCTGAGGGTGCCCGAGCCGGAAACGCCATCCCCCGTGACAACGCAGTTGCAGGAGTAGGCTCCGCCGCAATGAGGCATGATTCTCTATCTCACTTTCCGGTCATGGCGACGCGTTAGCGGGTGATGGTCCACGAGTCGGTGAGCGACCCGGACGTGGCGACGAGGCGAGCGGTCAGCGCGGTGCCTGAGGCGTCGAGCCTCAGCCAGCCGGCGGTTGCGCCACCCGGGGAGTTGGTCCCCGAGCACGCGGCCCACATGGCCGGGCACTGGGTGATCTCGCGAGGCTTGTGCCCGCCGTTGCCGACGACGGCAAAGACGGTGCCTCGGCCAGCGGCATACGCATTGTCCGAGTCGACGACGGCCGCAAGTTGCGTGATCTGGTGCGACCGGGAGTAGACGTGGTCGTGGCCAGCGAGGACGAGATCAACACCCTCGCCGATGAGGGTGCCGTCGAGGTAGCGGTCGCGCTCGCACTGGTGGATGGAGGTCGTGAGGCAGGGGATGTGCATCCCCACCACGACCCACTGACCCTTGGCCTTGCCGTCACGAATGGCCTGCACGAGCCACCGGAGTTCCGCGCTGCCCTGCGCGTACTGGAGGTTCCCGCTCGGCAGTGCGATGTTTGGCGAGATGCCGATGTAGCGGACCGGCCCACTGTCGGTCCACCACTGGCCGCGCTCGTAGGTGCCGTTGATGCCGATTCGGCTCGGCAGGCACGCGGCGTAGTTCGCGAACAACCCGTCACCGTTCTGGGCCTCGTGGTTTCCCGGCACGAGTTGGAAAGGTTGCGACACACGGGATTTCACGTAGTCGCACCACTGTTTCTCGACCCCCGAGCCCGACTGGTAGGCCATGTCTCCCAAGTGGCCGACCCACTGCACGTCGGACTTGCCGATGCTGGACAAGACCTCTGCTCCGCTGGCCCCCATGCCGGTGTCGGCCGTGAACGCGAGCGAGATTGCGCCCGTAGGCGTGGCGGTCGGCGTCGCTGTGGTGGTCGGAGTGGCGGTCACGCTCGGGCTCGCGGTCACACTCGGGCTCGCGGTCGGGGAGTCCGAAGTCGTCGGCTCAGGGGTCGGAGTGTGCGGGACGAACCGGACTTGCAGCGCTTCCATGCGCAGGGACTTGCCCGTGGTGCCGCAGGTGCCTCCGTCGCGAGTCCACGCGAGCCACCCGAGGTTTTGCACATGGCAGCGATACTCAACGCTGCCCCACCCGGCAGCGGTCGGAACGAGCCGGATGCGGATTGCCTCCATGCGCAGCGACCGGCCGGTTGTCCCAGCGGCCTCGCCTACGCCCTCATGTGACGCCCCAACCCACGGCATCCAGCCGATGTTCTGGACGTGCGCCTGATAGTCGAGCGGGAAGCCGTAGAGCCGCACCGCTTCGAGGCGCAAGGCTCGACCAGTGGTGCCGATGGTCTGGGTCGTCTGTGGCATCCAGCCGATGTTCTGGACGTGAGCCTCTCCGGGCACCGGCGTGACGGTGGATGCCGTCGCGGAGGCGGAGACGCCAAGGCTCACGAGGAGTGCAAACAGGATGGCCTTGAACTTCATGGTTCGCTCTCTCTCGACAGACTGTGAATGCCAGTATGGCATTGCTATGCGGTGGCGGACACGCGGATGCCAGACAGGGAGAGTCGCGCATTCGTCCCACCGGAGAAGTAGGACATGACGATGATCTGGCCCAGCCCGTTGACGTCCACTCGCGCCCCGCCAGAGTCTGCTTGCACGGAGAAGATCTCGATCAGCGCCGGATGGACCGGCAGGGTGGCAACCGGGGTTCCAGCGGTGCCCGACTTGATGACGCCGCGAAGGTCAACAGTGTCGCCGATGACCCGATAGGCGGCAGGCGCTGTCCCTGCCCCAAAGTTCGTCCACGAGTTGGCCAGAGTCAGAGGAGTCCATGCTCCACCCGGAGCGCCAGCGTTCGGATGGTTGTGCCGGTCAAGGATTCGCAGCCGCTGCTCCACACTCCTCATCCACGATTCGCCATCGGTCGGCATCCGGTTACTAGCCATCGTCGCTCCCGAGGGTACTGATGCCAGAGAGGGGTCCGGGCGCGGTGGACAGGGAGACCGAGATGGTCTCACCTTGACTGTTCTCCTCCACCGCAAGGCGATCCAGTTTCTGCATCTGCGTGACCGGTCGGCATGTGGCGGTCGAGCGCAAGGGCACCCACACGCCCGGACACAGGTCGGAGATGCTGAGCGCGGTTGAGCGAGGGTCGAGGCTGGCGTTGTCAGGCACGCGCACCACCACCGGGGCAGGGTGTCGCCCAGCGAGGTTTCTCGCCGCCTGTGAGCGCAGTTCGGCTGTCGATGGCTTCGTCGTGGGCGTCGAGGTGTCGGAGACGTCCTCGGCATAGGACGTGTTCAACAACTCCCACTCGCCGTAGTAGGGATCAATGGACTCGCTGCCCGGCTGACCGATTCCGACCGCCCCCCAGTTGCCCTCACTGTCGGTCACGGCCGAGTAGGTGGCCAACTCCATGCCGTATTCGGTGACGATAACTTCATCAAGGAAGTCTTGCTCGGTGAGCGTCGCCGTTTGCCCGATCGAATGGTGAACGTCCCATCCGAGGATGCGGCGGCCAATGACGGTGTAGTCGAGTCCGGCCCGGGCCGCCATCGAGTCGATGTCCTCCCAGACCGTCATCTGGTACGGCTTCGTGTTGCGCGCAGTACGCGCCGTCTGCGAGTCGGTTCGGATGTCGAGATAGGGCAGGACGTTGATGGGCGGGTCGAGTCGCTCCTTGCGGAACAACTCGTTCGTCAGCATCGTCCTCATCCGCTCGGTGACGGTGGTGACGTTGGGGTGCGCGTTGTTGTAGGCGGCACGGGCGATGGTCCGGTATGGGTAGAACATGACGTCTCGGGCGTCGATCTCCACCTCGCCGGGACGGTAGGCGAGCCGAGTGATCGGCCCCTCCCAGACCCGGTCGTCGCCACGGTAGATGACCATCTCGTGTCGCCCCGTGCGCAAGTCCCCGAGGATGTCGCAGCACTTCGCGCCACCAGTGGAGACCCGCACGAGGGCCTTGCTCATGTCGTCACGGATGCGGCCCCAGCGCACAACGGAGACAGAATCGAGTTCGGCGATCGCTCGGCGGCCGCCGCGATCGGTGATGACGACGTGATGGATCTCGCAGGGGATCACGCGCGCACCGCGATCTTCACGTCGATGTGTCCGTCGCTGACGATGTCATAGACCTCGACGACCATGAGGTAGCCGTCAGAGCAGTCGAGCACCGGCCATGTGAGTGGAGTGAAGTCCAGGGACGTCAAGAGGGTGTTGCCGTTCCTGACGCTGCTGCGCCCTGTGGGGACACCGCCAACGATCTCTTCCACAACCGTGTAGGCGGACTGCTCGACCGCATCAACGATCATTCCGTCCTCCCCGACATAGTTGATCGTGAACGCAGCGCACAGCGAGCACGGATCGACGTCGTTGACGTCCACCGGCTGCACGGGAGCCGGGTAGAAGAGGACGTTCATGCGCGACAGGGGAGTGTCCGTGTGGATGTCGAGGATCGGCAGGATGTCGCTCACGCTCGGCACCATCCCGGGTGGGATGTAGATGCCGTGTCGCCGCAGGACCGGGCCTGAGTTCTCGCCACAGACCGTGCTGAGCAGGGGCGCGCTGGGCGGGGTCGGCATCGGTTCACAGGCCGGGTCCACGATCGAGCCTTCGACCAACTCTTCGCAGCGCGGGATCGCCACCGGGAGCGAGAACCCAACGGCCGAAGGATCGACCGCGTCTCCGAAGTCGACTCGCCCAACGGGCACCTCAGCGCTGTAGGCGTAGGGGCGTCCCGCGACGAGGGTGAACTCGACCTTCACCATGGCGGCCCCGCGCGAGGCGTACTGCTCGATGACCGTCGGCCCAGAGACGCGAGTCACCTGTCGTTGGGTGCGGCCATACGGCCTCGCGTTGGCGTCCAGAGTCGCACCAACGGGATCGGTGGGCAGTTGTGCGCTGAACCCCTCCAGCGACGCCCACGAGGCCGCGCTGGCCTCCAAGACGGGGCCTTCCTCGGCGAATGTCCATGTCTGGGAGGCAGCCGAGTAGGGGTCTGCGTCAAGGGACCTGACCCTCCACGTCATGTTGCCTTCCCTGCACTCGTCAATGGAGACGCTGATCTCCCCTTCAGTGATGCTGCCTTCCGTCGACGCGACGACGACTCCATCGATCAGGGCTTCCACCGCGACCATGGCGTAGTCGTCAGGGTCGCTCGGTTCGTAGATCGTGCTGGCGGAGTAGTCAGGCTCCCCATCCCACTCATAGTTGGCGGTCGGGGTGTCGGCGAATGATCCGTCGAAGTAGGGGCCGGGTCCGACCGCTGTGGCGACCTCTTCCAGAAGGGTGTCATCAATGGTGAACGAGGACAGCGCGACGTCATTCATCGTGTAGAGCATGAAGGTGATCCCAGTCGTCCCGCTCGGGGTGACCGCGACAGAAGAAGCGCTGATGGTGGTCTCTCCCGAAGTCGGAATGGTCACCGTCGAGCCTGAACTGACGAGGGTAAAGGCACCCCCAGTGGCGTAGACGCGAAGTTGAACATCCAATGGATCCCCAGTGAGGTTCCCGACCTTGCACGACGCGGCGTACCTCTTGCCGGAGGTAGATGAGGTGCGGTACTCCGCAGCAAAGGTGCCGGACACGGCGTCCGTGGTGACGACCTGATATTTCCCAGTCGACAGCAGGCCGCCGCGCGAGTTGTATTGATCGCCAACCAGATTCCCGTCAGTGTCGGCAGCGAGGAGCGTCGACACTGACTGCCCAGTGGCCCCACTCCATGCGTAGGACCATCCAGTGGGCGCTCCTGTCGAAGACCCGTCGAAGTAGTCACGCAAGGGGACGTCGCGCTCGGCGAGGACCCCAGTGGCAATGATCTCTTTCGTGGTCGACCACTTGGCTCCCGCAGTGTCCACCGGCACGACTCGAACCGCGATGGAGTCCACGAACACCGGGATGGTGACCCCCGTGACGGACAGCCGCTGCAACGCGCCTGTGTTGCTGACAGTCGGGGAGGTGTAGGGCGTCCCGAAGAGGACCCCGGCCGAATAGGTGGCCACCTCCAGATAGAACTGAGGAATGTCGCGCGCCATCGCGTAGGCAGAGACGGTGAAGGTCCACCCCTCGTCAAACGTGACGCCGGTCGTCTGCGCCGAGCCCAAGGCGAGGGCGGTGTCGTTGACGGTGTCGGCGCTGGACGTCGAGCGCATCTTCACGGCCGACGAGATCCCTGCCGGTGCCCCGAGGCCGCTCAGGTTGGCGAGCCGCTCAATGGGGTAGTTGGCGGCGTTGCTCACTCCCATGGCCGTCCATCGAGTCAGCGACGTCTCGCCGGTCGGATTCAGCGCATAGTTGGTGCGCAGTGTGATCGCACCATTGGACGGGTGCCGGTAGGAAGGGTTGGGGATCAGGTTCTTGCGCAGCAGGGGAGTCGACGGCTGGTCGAAAGCCACCGTCATCGTGGACGGCCCGGACCCCACCGGGGTGATGAACCAGATCTCCCCGCCGACCGCCGCTGGCGTGAACAAGCCATCCAAGGTGAGGGTCCCGCCGTTGGCGGTCCACCCACTGGCGTCGATGGCCGTGAAGGTCCCCACCTTGTCCGGAATGCCATACGGGTCAAGGCAGTCAGGACATGCCGAGAAGTAGGAGAGGCTCCCTCCCTCGCAGGACGAGCCGCGCCGGAGGATGCGCGACAGCCACCGCTGGCCGATCGCGAGCGCCCGGTCGTCGACGCCCACGAGGAGGCCGCTCACGCGAATCTCGCGGGTGCCCGCCCGGGGACGGTCGACGTAGCCCCCATCTACGGCCGACTCGACAACACGAGTGGTGACAGTGGCGTCGTCGAGTCCTGACACCGACAGGGGATAGAAGCCGACGAAGCCCCACGAGTCAGGGTCCTCCGGGTCAAACCACTCGGGGCGGTCGAGCAATGGGGTCCGATAAGCCGACGCTCGCAGGATCTGCGCGCGAGTCAGGGCGCTCGTGGGCCGGTTGATGACGTTCGGGAGCCCCGAGCAGGGGTAGCAGTTGCGCACCGACAACATGGGGACAAGCGAGGAACTGTAGGCCGCGAACCGTTCGCTGTTGATGATCTCGTGCCCATCGAGCGCGAGATAGCCGTCGTAGGCCACGAAGGCTCCTCTCAGTGGAAACTGCTGGCGAGTCGGTCAAGCACGGACTCGGCCACGAGTTCCGGGTTCGCATTCGGACTGTTGACCACGATAGCGCCGGGCTGGATGACAATGCTGCGCGCACCAGCGATCCCACCGCTTGCCATTGCCGTCTTGCCTTGGGCGAAGGCTGCGACTTCCCGCACGGCAGGAGAGATCAGTGACAGGGGCCGCGTCAACGGCACCACCATCTCGGGACCGGCTTCGCCGATCAGGGCGCGAGTGGGGCCGAAGACGACGCCACCAGTGGCGAAGGCCGTCTGGCCGCCAGCGGTGGACCGCCCGATGTTCGATGCCTGACTGGAGAGGCTGAGCATGGAACTGACGACAGCCCGGATGTTCGCCAGCCATCTCGTCGCGGTGTCGTAGGCCGCGCTGAATGCGCCGCCGATCGCTCCGGCGAGTCCAGACAGGGCTCTTCCGGCCGCGCCGGGGACACCGGACAAACTCAACTGAGTCACTTGGGGGAACAGTCCGAGCACCCCCTGCGCGAGGCCGTAAGCCTGCGTGAACGGATTCCCGATCAGGGTTGGCAGGGAAGCCAGAGCCCCGGACGCAGCGGGGCCGCTGCGCCCGAGTTCCGAACTGACGCTCGTTGGCAAAAGGGAGAGAGGGATCTGAGCCAGCGTCAGGCCCAATGTGAACGGGTTCGCGACGGCCAGCGGGAGTCCGGCCAGCGACGTCGTGGCATCTGTGGGGACGCCGTCGAAGATCGCCTTCAGGCGACCCTTCCCGCCACTCGCCTCGGTCTCCGCGCCAGTGAACCACTCGGAAACCTTCTGCCCACCAGTGCTGGCCCACTCTCCGATCTTCCCGAGGGTGTCCTGCGTCCAACTACCGATGGTCCCCACCATGGTGGTGCTCGTCTTCGACGACACTCCACCAAAGTGCCCAGACCATGCCGTGATGTCAGCCTTCGACTTCTCGTACCAGTCCGGCTTCGGGCCGGGCGTCGAGTTCTGCGTATCGCGCTCGGTCTGACGGAAGGCGGCGCGGACGCGCTCCTGGCTCTTCTCGACAGCGGCCGCCATGGCGTCGAGCCGACGCTGCTGCTCCTTCTCGTCGGCCTGAGAGGGTCCGCCACCCGTCAGTTTTGACCAACTGTCGGATGCGGGGAACTTCGTGTCGAGCGACGGGGTGGAGGACGATTTCTTCGAACTCCCACCTCCGACGATGGCGTCGATGATGGTCTTGGCGGGAAGCATGACCTTCATGAGAACATCCACGGCTCGCGACAGCGCCGTGATCGCCTCGGCCATTTTCTTGGCACCTTCGACGATTGTCAGAAAGTCTGATCGCGCTTTGTCGGTGTCGAGATTCTTCAGCGTCTCGCCGACATTCTTGATGATCTCCCACAACTTGTCCGCCAACTCCCGGGCATCAGAGAAGAACTGCTTCATCTTCTCCTTGCCATCGGGACTCCCCAGCCATTTGTTGAACTCCTCCGCCTTCCTCGACAGCGTGTCGAGCATGTCGTTGCCAGCATTGGCGTCGCCGGAAGTGAAGATCTTCCCGATGGCCCCGGCGAGGTTCGAGACGATGCCCCACAGGTTGTTCGCGGCGGTCCACGCCTGATCCATCCACGTCTTGATCTGGTTCTGCCCCTCCAGCGAGGTGGCCCACTCACGGAAGCGCTCCATGAGCCCGTTGAAGGAGGACGCGAACCGCTCCGCGACCGGGAGCACGCCAGCAAAGAACGAGACAAGGCCGGTGCCGAGGCTGTTGAAGGCTCCACCCATGTCAGTGAAGAGGCGTGGGAGGGACTGGCCCCACTCGGCAAGTCGCTGCTGGAACTCGCTGTTTTGGACCTTGCGACCAAGGTCAGCCATCACTTCGCCGAAGGCGGTGACAAGGCTCCTCATGACCGGCTTCGCCCCATTGATCGCAGGGACGATGGTGCCCTCGATCTGGGAGGCGACGCGGTCGGACTCCTCGCTGGCCGAGTCGCCCAAGTCAGCGAAGGCCTTCTTGATGCGATCCAGTGAGGCCGCTGCCTTCGTGCCCTCCTCCCCCATTCGCCGGAAGACGAGGACGGCCGCGCCCAGCCCAGCGGCGAGACCGACGATGGCGGGGCCGAGCGCCAGCAGGCCGCCGATGATGCCGATGGAGATCGAGCCGACAAGCGCAGTGAGTGCCCCAATGAGAAGCCACAGGCCGGAGACCAGGATGGGAATGGCGACTGCCGCAGCGGCGACGGCGACGGCGAGTGCGGCCAGTCCGGCCGCAGCAGCCGGAGCGGCACGCGCGGCGAGAGCGCTGAGCGCTTCCATCGACGAGGCTCCGCCCAACCTCAGCACCTTGAAGCCTTCGGCGAGTTGACTGACTCCGCTAGCCAACTTCGACATGAGTGTGAAGGGCACGGAGAGCATGTTGACGAGTCCACCAATGGCGCTGCCGAAGAAGTTGAGGAAGTTGTTGCGGCTGCCCTTGCCGAAGATGGTCCCGACAAAACCGCCGCTGCGATTGATCCTGAGGGCGATGGAGTCGAAGGCACCCTCGATGGAGCGGACACGAGACCTGACGCCGCGAGCAAGGGCTTCGCCAGCGGTCTCACCGGCATGCTCGAACTGGGCGGCGAGGCTGGTGAGTTCGCTCCTCTTGAAGATGAACCCATCGGACTTCTTGCGGAAGACGAGCGAGTACTTCTCGGCGATGGAGTCGAACGCCTTGTTCATCCGGTCGGCGTGGACGATGGCGTCGCGCAACTCGATCTGCTGAACCCGTCGCGCCTCGGCGACAAACCTCTCCTGGGCGGCCGCCATCCGCTGCTGTCGGGCGGCGACCTCCTTCTCCTCAGCGAGGGCGATCTTCGCCAACTGGCGACGGCCTTCCTCGGCAAACTTCTGCTGCGCCACCAGCATCCGCTGCTGCTCGGCGGACCGGACCTTCGCCGCGTCCAATGCGGCCTTCTCGTCGGCGAGCCGCTGCTTCTCGGCGGCAGCAAGGCTCTCCGCGGCCTTGGCTTGCTTCTCCCAGCGGTTGATCGCAGCAAGGTGTTCTTTCTGCTGCTTGGCCGTCATCTCGCTGAAGTCGTTGCGGATGGAGTTGATGACCCCCCGGAAGTTCTCCGCAGCCTCCGAGGAGTTCTTGAACTCCTTCGACCACCGGGTCAGGATCTTCGGGTCAACAAGGCCACCTGCGAGGCGCTTCTTGACAGCGGAGATCTGGCTGTCAGCGACATCGTCGATGAGCGCCTGAAACGCCTGCATGTCCCGCTCAGAGTCCCGTGCGGCCCGATGGAGGGCACGGCGCATCTGGGTCGTGTCGGCAGTGACGCGCACATACGCTTCGCCGACCATTTCACCGCGAGCCACGGGAAGGCACCCTTCGCTTGGAGAGCATTGTTCACAGGGTACTGCCCGACGAGTCAGCCGCCCACAACTTGCGCATGGAAGGCCGCGAAGGCAGCGCCCTCAGCGTCGACTTCTGCCTGCGTGGGACGACGTGGCTTGTCGCGGCGTCGCTGGCTCGGAAGTGGGCTCAGGAGGGCTTCGTCGAACGCTTGGATGGCCTCGGCGTCGACTTCAATATCTCTAGCCTGTCCGGTGGCCCATGCGTAAATGAGATTGATGAGCCGGTCTGGCCTCAGGTGGAGTGGGTCGATTCGTCGGCCGACGCACCATCCGTCGAAGGCTCGCCACCGGTCGGCGGCGAGGAGGAGGAGGTGGGCGACGGTTCCGTAGGGTTTCCGGACCACTCCTCGACGAGCGCGAAGAGGATCTCGTAGACCTTCTCCTCATCGAACTCGTCCTTGCGAGAGAAGAGTCGCCGAGAGAAGTGCCGACGGTCGTCGTCGGACTCCATCCAGTCGAAGAAGCAGTTGATGCTGGCGGCGGTCATGCTGCTGCCGGTGCCCAACTCGAAGTTCATGATGAGCATCGCCATCTGGGCACTGGTGGCCGGGAGGAACACCACTTCACGGTCGTCGATCTTGAAGGTGACCGGTCCGCCGATGAGTGACTCTTTCTCATCAGCGTTCTTGACCGAGGTGGTGAACTCGCGCATGTGCTTCTCCTGTCGTCCTTACGAGAAGCGTAGCCGTCAGGCCGGACGCACCCACCGGGCGTTGACCGCCGATGTCCCCATGACGCTGACCATGGCCCGAGTGAGGAAAGGGTTCGCCCGCTGACCTTGGACTCCCTGCTTCGTGGCCCGTGGCCACGGGTTTCTCGCCCCGGGAGTCCACCTGCCCGCGCTTTTCGGTCCGGGTGGAGCGCCGCGGAACCTGTGGAACCCGGAACTGCCGCCCGTGCCCTCGTGGACGTAGATGCCGTAGTGGACGTGGGCTCGGACGATGGTGCGTGAGCGTCGCGTGCCGCCAGTGGTGTGCTCGCGCAGGGAGCGAGCCATTCGCCCAGTACGAGCGGGTGCCTCTATCGCCGCACGGCGACGAATCTTCTTCCCTTTCGAGTTGGTCCACTTGTAGACCGACCCTCTGGGCATGGTGAACTCACTCATCTTCGCGTCGAAGACGGTGACCCTGACATAGACCCGCGACATGGCTCAGACGATCCGCCATGTGGCCATCCACGCCCCGCCAAGGCAGTCGCCCTCTGGGCCGAACGTGGTGAACTGCTCCGGCCGCCCTTGGTCGGCCACCGTGTCGCAGCATGTGATGACCTTGTGCATCAGGCCCATGTCGCGCACCAGCGTCACGTTGGCATCGAACTGCTCGGCCAAGGTCGGCGGGTCGCCCAACTCGCTGACCATCGGCGCGCAGCGCGCCACCCCCACCTCCAGAGTGACGTCGTACTGCATGACGCAGTCGTTGAACTGCTCGTCGATGACGGGGACGATCCCGGCCAACCGCACCCACGCCTGTCCATCGCCGCAGAAGTCAAGGACCGCGTCGGACCCGGGGATGACTCCACAGAAGCAGACGGCCGGGACTTCTCCCGCTTCAGCGGCATTGGCAAGGGTGGAGCAGAGGCATGAGGCGAGATCGTTCATCAGCCCTTGGACCTGCTGCTCGATGAAGGTCGGCACGTCAGCCTCCGAAGGTGGTGACGCGGCCCGGGCGCAGGTCCGGCGACCAGACGGTGGGCGGGACCTTCAGGCGGTGCGGATTCTGGCGCGCAATATAGGCGTCGACTTCCCTGATGCCGGTGTACCCCTCGGGGAACATGCCTTGCTGGATGGACATCGTGATGCCACGTCGAGTGATCTCGGTGACCCCAGAGGGCAACTTGCACTTGCGGTCGCCGGAGCACGCCTTGGCGTACTCGCAGGCGAGGACGCCGCCCACGTAGGCCCCCCACGCGTCAACGGGCGTGGCGGGGAGAAGTTCGACGGTGAACGTCCCGACCTCTCCGGCCGGGAGTCCCATGTCTTGACAGGTTGGCCACCGGTGCCCGTCCTGCCGCACCAGCCGGGTGTAGTCGTCGACACGGTAGGCGGTCGGAGCGAGGACCACTCCGTCGATGGTGACGTCTCCGATGAAGCCGACGAACCCGGGCAGGATGATCTCCGAGACGGCGGTGCAGGAGCAGTCCGTCTGACAGCCGCAGGCATTGACCCACTGACCGTCAAGGTTGATGTGCGGACTGAAGCCGGTGAACGGCTTCGCACAGGCCGGGCTGCACGGCCGCAGAATGACTGGACATCCGCCAACTGAATAGCCGGTGAGCATCCGGAGGGTCTCCCCGGCGAGTGCCATGGCCCGGGCCTTGACTTCGGTCTCGTACTGGTCGAACTCAGAACAGCAGTCGGTGTTGATCGGCCAGCACGAGGACGGCAACTCTGGTGCGGGGATACTCACGAGTCCTCCTAGGAACAGATGAGGGGGGTGGGCACGAGTCCACCCCCCTCATCATGCCGCACTCAGGCAGCGGCCCAAGCAGTGCCGGTCCAGCGCGCCTTCGACCCGTCTCCGAGCACGACATGCTGTCCAGCGGTCCACGCCGTGGTCGGCGAGGCCGTGATCGAACTACCCTGCAACGCCGTGAGGTTGGCCGGAGGGTAGGAGTCGGCAGGACCCCAGGTGCCCGGGTTGCCTGCGGTGGCGGTCGTCGCCGGAGGACCAGACGCGGTGCAGTCGCACGACGGCTCCGGGGGAGCGATCGTGGTGTACTGCACATGCAGGTGGTCCTTCGGGTCCATCGCCAGCAGCAGCGGGCTGGCCGTGCCAGTGGCATCCGGCACGACGTCGTAGGGGCCGACGCCCCAGCCGGTGCCATCCTTGGTCGCCGCGTTCTGCAAGACGAAGGTGACCGCGCCGTTCTCGATGGTGAAGTCCCCGAGGACGCCGCCACTGATGAACGGCAGGAGGGTGTACCCGTAGGAACCGCCCGCGTTGGGGTCGTCACAGACGACACCGGGGACGTTCGACCAGACCTCCAAGGCGAACCCGGCGCCCTTGACGTCGACACCCGTGTTGACCCGGAAGCCGACGGCGATCCCGAGACCGTCGAAGACGACCGACTGGTTGGTCATCATCGCGTACAACTCGGGGTTCACGTCACAGAAGGTGACCTGCACGCCGTAGCCGTTGAGGGTGGGGCTGGACGGCTCGTAGACGCAGTTCTCGCCAGCGGCATTCTGGACGGCGATCTCGTCGGACTCGGTGACGTTGGCCGTCAACGCAACCGAGACGAAGCCCTTCGTGGCGATGGCCGAGCAGCCGCTCGGGGCGATCCGTCCACAGGCGTCGAGGCGGGTGACTCGCATGATGCGGCCACGCACCAGAGGGAAACACTTGCCCATGTCAGGACTCCTTCTTCGGCGCGGTCTTCTTGGCCGCCTTGTCGGGGTTCAGACCCGCCTTGTCGACGACTGCCTGTGGGGCGAGGAAGTGCCCCTCGGTGGTGGTGCGCACCACCGAGGGGGACAACTTCAACTCCTCAGCAGCCGCGAGCAAGAGGATCGCGTTGTCGGAGGTGAGCCCTTCGACCTTCACGTCGCTCATTCTCGTGACCTCTCTTTCCTTGGTCCGGCGATCAGACCGTGAAGCAGGCGGCGTTGGACGCCTCGCCGGTCACGCCACCGGCGCAGACGACGATCTCGACCAACTTCGAGGCGTAGCAGTTCTGCAACAGGAGGAGGCCCTGCTCGAAGAACAGGCCCGTCATCGTGTTGACCGACAGCGACGCAGCGTCGTAGACAGCGTCGAGGCTGATGACGTCGGCGGTGCCCTTGACGAAGGTGCCAGCGGGGTAGACCAGCAACCGCGCCGTGGCCGGGTAGCCGACCGCGTTGTTCGCCAGCGACTGCCAGTTGAAGATGAACTGGACCGAGACGTTGCGCGCCCCGAAGTAGCGGGCGATGTCCGCGTCGGTGACGGCCAGCAGGTCGACACCATTGCGGCTGGCGAGGTCGGCGCGGATGACGGACTTCAGCCAGTGCGGGGCCTTCACCTCGATCGTGTGGCTGTCCGCGAGGCGGTACTGCTGACGAGTCGTCTCCGCGACCAGTTCGACGGCGTTGAGCGCGTTGGAGCCGACGGAGCCGACGGAGCCGGTGGCCAGCGCCGTGCCGGAGGCCGTGACCATCTTGTTGACGAGGTAGGCCGACACCCGGTGCTGGTGCGCGATGAGCGCCTTCGCAATGGTCGACTTCACCAGTTCGGGGTAGGCCGCATTGGTGAGCAGCGGCACCTTGATGCAGATGCCGATGGCGTCGAGGCGGACCTCGTTGAAGTTGGGGCAGGCGACCTCGTAGCAGGTCTTCGTGGTCCCGGCGATGGCCTGAGCCTCGGTCTGGGTGAACCCGGCGTTGTAGATGGCCGAGAAGTCCGGACCGGAGGTGTAGCGCACGCCACCACGGGTGACGGCGATCTCCGGCAGGTCGAGCAGACCATCGGTCGACTCGTCCTGACAGAAGTCGTAGAGCGTCTCGGACGGTGCGCACCAGCCACCAGCAGCGACGAGGGAGCCGCCGTCGAGGGAGGTCTCCTTGGCCGCGGAGGCGACGACGGCCATGTCGTCCTTGTTGTCCGCGATCAGGTGGTCCGGGAAGGACAGGCCGAGCGAGGCGACGCCATACCGCTGCATCTGCGCACCCTCGATGCCGAACTGGCGAGGGAAGCCCTTGGAGCGGTTGACGAGGGCCTGCGCGACCCCGTCGAGGCCATCCAGCACGGAGCCGGTGGCGAAGTGCGGCACGTCGGCCGCCGCGGTGATGGTGACGACGCTGCGGGTGGGCGCGGGCGGGCGCTCGTCCGCGAGGCGCTGCACGGTGGAGGCGGTCACAGCCTGCTCCTCTTCGGTGTTCGGGTTGGTCTCCTCGGAGGTCTCTTCGGAGTGGGGGTCTTCGGCCTCGGCAGCCTCGACGGTCTCGACGGCCTCTTCGGCCTCGGCGGTCTCGTCCTCGTCCTCGACGACGGTGGACGCGGCGACCCTGCGAGCCTCGCTGAGCGCGGCCATGGTGGACGCGGCGGAGGCTCGGGCTTCAACCTCGGCAGAGAGGCGAGCGAGGTCGGAGATGATCCGCTGAGCGTCAGAGACGTCAGCGGGAGTCGGGTTCTCGACGGCGAACAGGGCGTCGAGCACCTCGTTGCCAGCAGTGATGAGGTCGTCGAGGCCCTGCGCGGAGAGTGCGGTGAGGTCCTCGGTCAGCGGCTCAATGTCAGCCATTGCTGTGTCTCCTGACGGAATGCCCAAAAGGGGAAGCGGGAGGGGAACTCCACAGTGCTTCGCACGGGTGGCATTTCGCGTGGGGCTATGCCCGGACACGCTGACGTACTGCACAGACAGTAGCACCGCCAGCCTGTTTCTGGAACAAACTGGCGGTGCTATGGGGGAAAGTTCAGCGAGCCTCGGACCGGATGGAGCCGCTGCCGCCGTTGCGGACCCGCGCAGCCTGCGCCTCGATCTCGGTGTTGTAGGTGAACTGCCGCCCGTTCTGGTCGGTGTAGATGTAGCGGTACTGGGTGGCCTTCTTGCCGCAATTGCAGGGCATGTCAGTCCTTCCTCGCGGCGGCCAGTGCCGCCATCTTCGACTTGGGGTCTCGTCCGGATTCTCTCATCATGGCGGCCATCTGCTCTCGACGACCGATGGCCGACAGCACTCCGTCGACGATGGTGTTGAGGTCGATGGGCGTCTCGGACAGTCCCGGGATGGCGATACCGGCTGCAACCAGCGCCGACTGCTTCCCTCCGGAGGCGGCAAGGCCGATCCGAGGGATGGGGAAGCCGGGGACGTTGACGGCAAGTGCCGCGACCAACTCCAAGTGACCGCGAATGGTGCGCCAATCGCCCGACAGTGCCGAGCCGCGCAGGGCCGCGATCTGCTCGGGAGTGGCCGACGCCCGGACGGCCCCACTGATCCAGATGCCGTGCTCGTCTTCCCCCGCCGCAACGTCGGCGACAACGGTGCCGGTGTTGTCGTAGTGGGCGATGGTCCGCGAGGCGTTCAACCGGAGGTTGGCGTGGCCGGTTCCCATCGTGATCTGCCCGACCGGGACGTCGCCCGTGGTGGTGAGGACCGTGCCGGTGCGGAAGAACGAGTAGTCCGTCGGCGACGACGGTGGGGTGATGCACACGTCGCTGATCCCGATGTGGCAAGTGCCCCATGTGGCCAGATGGCCGAAGATGCGCCCGTCTTCAGTCACGACGA